CGGTTTCTTAAGTGTTAAAATTGGGTTTAGCCTCCACCCTCTCCTGACGGCGCTGTCCAAAATTCATATTCTACTTCCACGCCATCGGTTTGCTGGGATAGAAAGCCGATTAATTCCGAAGAAGTCTCTGCTTTAAATGCAATGGACTGTTGATCTTCGACAGGAACGCTTTGGCTGAAGCCGCTGCAGCTAACCTTAATCTTCTTCCCTGTGCTATTTGTAATTGTTACCTTTGCTGGTACTATGCTTAAATCTATGTCTGCCATTTTTGGCCTCCTATATTAATTATTTTTGTATGTCTGGGCTATATTTCTATAGCCCAGCTGCTTAGATTAATGGGTTACTGAGCCCTTGACTGATAGCATTGTATTAAGAGTTACGTAATCATATAATGAGTAGAACCCTTGGCTATTCAATCCATCTGCGAATTCTAGTAATTGTGTTGGGATAATATTTGCTGGTAATGCTGCAATATACATTCCGAGAATACCTACGCATAAATCAGTGCCTTGACCCTTAGCAAATACGACGTAATCATAATCTGCCATATCTGGTTTAAAGTAAATCTTTAAGTTACCGATAGAACCGATTAATTGTGTGCCGATCTTGCCTTCTGTATTAGCGCTCTTCCAACCTGGAACTGCCATAACTACTGGGACTAATGCGGAGCCGATAAAACATCTATTTCCCGCATAAATCTTGGTTACTTTGGTGATAGCTGCTTGAGCTGCGTTTAGAACGCTACCAAAAGATGCGTAGTGCTGTGCAATCCAGCCATTCTCTACTGCTAATGAGAAAGGTAGGGTATATGTACTTGTTGGTGCATTAGCTACGATACTGTCGGAAACTTCTGTTGCCACGGAGTACATATAGTCCTCAATTGCCTTCTTTGGAAGCTCTTTCGCAATATCAATACCGTAATCGTTTTTATAGATTAGGTTATCTAATGCGTCAAATACGATTCTTACTTTGTGTGGCTTAGCGTCCAAGCTAATAGCTTCGACTTTTGCTCCAAAAGTAGGTAAATCGTGTGCTGGTAAGTATTTATTATTCCATTGATAAGTAATAATTGCTTGTGCTGGAATTGCTTTTGTAGATGCTGTAATAGTGCCAGTTGCGTTATCGATAGTGCCATAATCAGAGAGTGGTTCTCCATTGATTTTGACTGAGCCATCAATAACTGGTGTCCATCTAAGCTTAAAGGTTGCGTTTTGGGCCACTTCAGATGCAACGGTGTCGTAGGTATTTTGACCACTGTATGTGCCATCTATTGCGTCTTCTCTAACGCCGTTGTTATCTCTGTAGTAAATCCCAAATGGATCTGCTATGACGTCACCTTGTTTTGATCCGCCCTTATTAGACATTCTAACATATTTGGTATAAAGAACTTTTGTGCTGGCTGTTGCCATTGGTTCTACTGCTACCCAATCGAAAACGTCTAGAGCTGGAATTGCTAAAGATGCTACTTTAATAATAAAGTTTTTGTAAGAGGTTGTAGTTGCTCCTTGTGCTACTGCTGAGTTTGCTCCTTCCAAGCCCTCGAATACTGAAATAGTATTCTTTAGAACGACTGCTGCAGTATTTCTAACTTCTTGTGAAAATCTTTTTCCATGAAAAGCTTCTGCTGCGGCAATCTTATTCTTTTGTGATTCGTAAGCTGATATTGTTGCCATTTTTTTTCTCCTGTTTATTTTTTGTTTTAATGTTTTGTTGAGGATCAGTGTAATTCATCTTATAATCTATCCTCAATAGATTATTCGATATATAACTGTTACCGCCAATCCATCTACTTCAACCCTCAGCATTACTCACGAATTAATTTCGATTTCCTGTTCTGTAACCATCTCTTGCAAACTTTATATCAATTACATTATAAACTAATATTACTTGTCGCTAAAGACTTTTTATATTTAGTATTGTATAAACATTTAATTTTAATGTTTATTTTATGTTAAGGTGCTACCTCTTGTGCCGTTCCATTCGTCCACTTTGGTCTAAAGTAATGAATAGTTATATCGCACTTCATTGGGTTATTTGAGTTATTGTCAAAATTGATTGATGCTAAATCCGAACACCAGCAATTAAATAATTCCCAAGTTCCAACTAATTGTCCCTTATTACCAGTTGTAACATCTATTTCTATTTCCGCCCAATAATCTTCTGGATCGCCAACCTCTCCGGTTAAATGATTTCCCGAAGCCATTTTCCAACTGTATAAAATATCATACGCTGATTTAGTAACGAAGACATCAAAAGTTGCTGAGCTCGTAAAACTATTCATAGAGCCCGGATAATCTATAGAAAGGTTTCCTTTTTTGTAAGTTAAAGGCTGTTGACTAAATCCCGGTCCTTTAAATGATTCCGATGCTATCTTTAAAGTTAGTATCAAATCATCTTGTGAAAATGGTGCGTTGGGATTAGCTGCGTTTTGTAGAGTTGTAGGTAAGCGCATTGTCACTGTAAAGTGGTTAGTAGCCACTGGGTGGTATGCTCGACCATCGTTTGCTATCTTAAGACAATAGTCATTAAATTGATTTTCGTATGTGTTACCTGGCATTATATTCTCCCTCGTTTAGTAAGTTGTTAAGATTATCTTTTATATGGTCTATGTTTTCTCGCTGTCCTAGCCGCTAGAGATTCTGTTCCTGATCTTTCTGGTCTAGAGGTTCCTCTGTAATAATCTATTCTGTTTGCTGGGTTTTTGGATACGTTCATTCCGTGCCCCGTTGCATAATACTCATCTTCCTCTAATCCTTTTTGATTTATGAATTCTTCTCCTGTTATCTTCTTGCCGTCCTCATCGAAATATTCTTCATCTCCTTCACTCTTAATAACTTCATCCTCTGAGAAATCTTCTGAGTCCTCTTCCTCTATTAAATCTAATATGATAACTTGATCTACTGAACCATCCTCATTTTCCCTTTCATCGAATCTGCCTGCGAATTGTGGGGGATCTATAAATTGTCCGTCCACTGTCTCTTCTACTGTTGCATCTGGCCTAATGGATAAAATTACGTTTGACTCTTCGAATGTAAATGATATTTCTATGTGCTCTGGAACTTGTCCGTCCTCTGACTCTGGAACATATGCCCCCGTAACTGTTTCTATATCTATTCCATATTCTTCTGCAAAGGCTTCTTCATCAAATATTAGAGATTCTGGGAATGCGCTACCCTTCTGTGGATCTAGATTTATATCCTCGTCTGCCGGCATATCCTTTTCTTTCTGTGGTCTCTCGGTTTCATCCTTTGATTCTCCTGCCATTGCTTGTTTATGAAGCCTTCTAGCTTTTTCAAGGATTGCTTTCTTATCGAATGCTGTCTCTTGAACAGATGCTTCTTCGAGCCCCAATTCCC